CTTCTTTTGCTGTCATTAATTTAATAGTAATTTCACCTTTAGATAATGGATGTCCCTCAGGATAACACAGTCCTTTAGATGGTAGACTTATGACTTCCGTTGGAAATGGAAATGATTTTTGTTGTATTGTTTGAGGTCCTAATCCTCTTGAAAATTGCGGGTCTAAATTTTGCTCCATAATAATATAACTTTGTTGTTTATTATATATATCTTATTTTAAAAAAATTAAAAAGGGGAACATCACTGCTCCCCTTTCTATATTATCTTTAATTACTATGATTAGAATTCTAAGATTGCTTGGTCGAAAGTAATTGTTAATTCAATTGATACTGGGTCAGTTGCATTACTCCAATCCATTTCACCGAAATTAGCTTGAGAGATAAATGCACCTTGTAATGTCCATTGTTCAACTTTATCACCTACTGGACCTAATGCGTAGAAAGTGATGTCTTTTTTGTAGAATGCTGCGTAACCATCTCTACCTGTAATAGATTCGTGTGATAATCTCACCCAATCCATTACCGCTTGTGCACCAGATGGTACAATTGGGTCGTAAAGGGTTACTGTAATATCATCCCAGTTTGATTTACCTTTAATCTTTCTTTTCACATTGATATGGTCTAATTCAACTACTTCAGATGTGAATGTAGGTCTAGCTGCTGTTTTTACCAAATAAGCTGGAATGTTAGTACCTGTAAATTCCATATAGAATCTATTGGCTAGTTTCGGTTCCCACTGCTTATAAAAAATTTCGTTGTATGTTAAAACGTTTGGCATCTTTATTCTCTTTTACTTTATTTTATATAAATATTCTTTTTTAAAATTATCCCTCAAAAGTTGCACCTGTTGGTAAGATGTTGAAATCAATTTGTAAGAATTCAGCTGTCTTTGTTGGTTGTAAATAGATAGCACCTTTCATAATGTTTCTATCTACCACATCAGGTGTATTATTACTTTCATCCATCACAACTCTGAAAGCGTATAAACCTTGGTTTTGTTGAATACCTGTTAAGTATGGATTCACAATGTTTAAGAATGCTTGTCTTGTTGTAGATGTATTTTGTTCAAATACTAAATACTTAGATGTCGATGCAATATACTTTCTAACACTTAATAATAATCTTCTTACGTTGATTCTATCTAATGCAGATGGTTTATCTTGTAATGTTTTTTGTCCAAATACTACCGGATTAGCAACACCTGGGAATATTACAATTGGATTTACTTTTGCATCATATAATTCATCTCTTTCAGATTGAGTTAATCTATTTGTTAAACCAACTGCTCCTGTTAAACCACCTCTATTTAAACCTGCTGGTGCAAACCATTCTGCTGCTACTCTATCGTTAGAAGCGAACACACCTGGTAATAATACTGATGGTGGAACTGTTAATAATTTGTTTGTATTAACATCAACTGTCTTAACCCATGGATAATAAGTTGCTGCCATATTTGAATCTACTGCGTCAGATTGAGTAGTAGCTTGTGAAATTGAATCACCTGCTGCTGTTTGGTCCATAATGTAGAAACAATCATTTCTTGCTTCAACCATATCCAATACTGAAGTTACTACTGAAGAGTGTAATCTTCTGATAACACCTGGAGTTACAATCATATTGATATCATATTCATCTGCGTTAGACAAAGCTGCGATGTGTTTAGCGTATGCTACTGAACCACTTGCTGTTGAAGTTGATAAATCAAAACCTTGTGAGTTTCCTGCTACAATATCTGTTCCTTTGTTAATTGGAATTGCTGGGCTCATACCATCAAATCCTTCTTGGAATGCTACAACAAATTGTGCTAAAGTTGAACCCACCGATAAAGCTGCTCCGTTTGTAGCTGCACTATCTAGTCCAAATACAACATTAGAACCTACGCCAGCTCCATTTGGAATTGGTTTTAAATAAATTTTATTATCCGTATTATTATCTAAATCAATACCACCATATTGTGTTGCTGATGATGTTACGAATGTTACTGAAGGAATCTTAGAACCAACTGCTGCTGATGCGGAAACTGGTAAATGATATGCTGCGTGTCCGAAAGGTACTGCTTGTACAGGTAATGAATCAGGAGATACATATCCTGAATCACTTTCATTCCAACATCTGATATATTTTGAATTATTTACCCAATCACCATATTCTGTTACTTTACCAGAATTTGCAATAGATTTACTTCTATTACCAATTACTCTAAATACAAAATTTGGAGAATTAGGGTCAAGATTTACATTTGACCATGTTTCTAATACATTTTTTTTCTTATTTGTATCAGCAAAATCTCTAACAACAATAGTAAATACACCATAATCAGTACCATTTACAGAACCCGCTGCTTTGATATTTGTAATACCAATTTTTATTTTTTGGTTTTCTGTATTACCTGCACCTAATGTAATAAATCTTAATACACTATATCTATCACCACTTATTGTTTGTGATTTGATAATAGGTGTTTGTGCTTCTTGTGCATCAAATAAGAAATTTTGGTCTCCCAATACAGTTACTGAACAAGATGCATGAGAATCGAAATTTATACCACTATTTTTAAAATATCCATGCACATATGCTGCTTTAGAACCAAATGGAGATGTACCAAATACTGCTTCAACATCATTTACATCTGTTAATTTTAAAGATGCCGATACGTTTAAACCACCACCTAAATAAAAATCTCCGTTACCATCATTATCTGCTAAAGTTGCGGTTGAAAAACCTGCATTTGAGCCAGTAGATGCATTAAACAAAATAGCTGCTGCAGATGAAGATACATCGTATGTAATATCAAATGAGCCGGTAGCTTCATAATGAGTAGCCGTTGTAGATTGAGATACATAGATAAGATTAGAATCTATTGAAGTCAATCCGGCACCTTTTTCTGATAAAGTTACTGCGGTTACTGTACCACCTACAATTGTTACATATCCAACAGGAGCTGTTGATGCGGTTACATTTGCAAAAACTAATGATGCAGTACCTGCATTTGTTCCAGTGGATGATGTATAGTTTGTTAATGCCGATGCAGTTAGTAATGAATCAATTTGACCCAAATTAACTGCGCTTATTAATAAAGGTGCCACTTCGGTATATCCACCAACACCTGCTACTCTACAAATAGTTGCAGTTCCTGCTTCTCTTAAATAATTTTGTACCGCCAAAGGAGTATAGTAAGTATCATCTACTTTACCAAATAATGTTTCAAATTCTGCTTGTGAATTTACAATAGTTGGAGTTAAAGGACCTTCTTTGAAAGGACCTACAAATGCTGCTCCGATGTTTGCAACACCTTGTTGTAAGAATGATAAATCATTTTCTCTCGTAAATACACCAGGAGATACTAATTTTTCTGCCATGTTATCTTAAATTTAATAAGTTAGTTTTAATCTAATATAAATATATTTTTTTATTCCAAAACAACATTTATTACTTCAATGTTGTAGAGAAATAGTTATATACTTGTTGTACATCTGTTGATGATTGTAATACATTATAGAATAATACTGCTTGAATACCACCATTCCAGAAGGATGTTCTTGCACTATTACTACCAATTGTTACAAAATCAGTAGATGCAGGTGCTGTAAATGCCGCTGCTGTAAATGTACCTACTGAAGTTCCATCTACATAAACAGTCACAGTTCCACTTGGTTGGAATGTTGCTGAAATCAAATAGTTTGTTCCAACTGTCAATGATGTTGTTAATTGTGCACTATTACCCAATGAACTACCATAGAATTTTATTCTATTGTATGCTGAACTATCAGATGATTCAATTGCTAATCCATAATATCCAGCGTAATCAAAAATAAATCTTGATGTTGTACCAATCGATGCTGCAGTTGGTCTAACCCAAACGTGAATAGTACCCGTATTAACATTAAATTGTGAATATCCACCATTAATGTTTGTTGTTTTATCTTTATAGAAGAATTGGTTAGTTCCGTTAAATGTTACATAAGATGCTTTTTTAGTTGCACCATTTGTAGATGTTGGGTTACCACCTGTAATACCTGCTGCATTTGAAACACCTGCAGGTCTAATACCTGTATTATAACCACTTAAATCCAACCAGTCAGCTGCTGCACTTCCTGAATTGTACGATGCAGTTTTATATTGGTCAACATACATTCTTAATCCAGTTGATGGAATGTATGGTTGAGATGTTGTGCCCTTATTATGTGATACTATATTATTTCATAAAAATACGTCTGCGTTTTCAACGTTTAATGTTACAATTTCAACATCTTCTGTAATTGTTGCTATATCAAAAACTTCTACTTCTTCTATTACACCATTTGTATCTTGAATCAATTTATCTCCAGGTAATAAATCTTCTACATTTTTAAAATGATACTTTTGTATTTCACTATCATATGCAAATACAGGGTGAGTACCGGTTGCTTTAATTAAACCATTGTTGATTGAATAATATCCACTTGCAAAGTTGAATACCATATCTTTTACCGTTACTACAAAATCACTACCATTTAAAGTTTCATCTTTCCACATTCTCCAATCTAAATTAGGACTATCTAATGGTTCGGATTCATCTGGTAAGTTTGTTGGAACCCATGCTTTTATTTGGTCACCAACTGATAAATCTTCAATATTTACTATACTACCATCGGCTTTTGTTACCTTTGTACCAAATAATAAACAGAAATCAGGTTGGTTAATTGTATTATAAACATCAACTGCGTACAATGTTTTTGTATAAGTTGTACCATAGTTAGTTGCTGCTAAATTAAATCCATCAGCATATCCCATTGTTAAAACAGATTGTGCTTCAGAATATGTAGATACGTTTATTGCAGCTGGTGTTATTGGGAATATTGGATTTGTTCCTAATGTTGGTGCACCAACTGTAAAATTTGCGTTATTAAATGAACAAGTAAAATTGTTTGTTTGAGTTGCTACTTTAGTTGCTACAAAAGAACCAGAAGTTCCAAATGAAAAATTTGCATTTTCAGTTGTGCTTTCTACAATATATGTAAAAGTTGGAACTGTCACAGTTACTGAATCAAATGAGAATCCTTGTAAATTTGTATTGGATGTTCCACCATTTAATCCACCTAAAGATACAGCGCCAGTTCTTACTGAACCACTAACTGCTCTATATAAATTTCCTAATGATAAATTGGTTCTTGCCATAATAGTATAAATTATCTGTTATAAATATCTAAAAGTTTTTGTTTCCATAATTGTTTGTCAGAAAAATGTTTAATCATCCACTTTTTTAATTTATTAAATTCTGTTTTACGAGTTTCATAATCATCTTTACAAATCGTTTCGTAAACTTCTTTAAAAGATTCTTTACTATCCGCTTTGTATTTGTAATCAAGTGGAACGTGCCATTTTTCATGTAATATTGGTAATTTTCCATAATCAACTGCTTCAAAAATACCATATCCAAATGGTTCGTTTTCAAAACAAGAATGTGAAATACCCCAATCTAATTTGTAAAATCTATCTTTATATTTGAAATCAAATTTATAAATTTTAGATTTTTCAAATTTATATCCGTATTTTTGTCTGTAATATTTGTTAAATGTTTCCGAATTGGTGGATATAAAACTTGGTAATCCATCCACATACTCTACATTTTTTCTACCTTCTGCTCTAGCTGCAAACCCTATGTTAAATGAATCTATTAATTCTTTATTTTGTGTGAACTCATAACAATTCGGAATATGATATAAATTTTCAGTTTGATATGGAAAATGATATAATCCTACCCAAATTTTATTTTTTATTTTATGTATTAATTCATTTTCATATTCCCAATTACCATACCAATGTAAATATTCTTCTTTTTGCATTTGTGCAATTAAAGAAACCTTAGTAAGATTATGGAATACAATGGAATCAATCTTATCTAAATTTTGATAAACCGCTTTTGTAGGTGTATAATGACCATGAAGTATATGTATTCTTCTGGCACCTTCAAAGATTTTAATAATTTCATCTTCGTTAGTTTCCCAAATATGTTCAATATCAATTGGAAATTCTTCGTAATTAATGGGTTTTTTTCTATGGAACAAAAGAAGTGGTTTAACCTCTAAATTAGGTGCCACTTCTTTTATCCAATCTGTTACCCATATATCAGCACCGCTGTTAAACCAAGGTCCTCCAGCGGTGGTGTAGTAAACATCATACATTAAATTATAAACCTTTTGCTTTCTTTAACTCTTCTACTTGAATTGTTAAATTATCGATATGTTGTTGTTGTTCTTTTATACCTTCGATTAATAATGCAACCAATTTGTCATATTTAACTGCCTTATAACCCGTTTCTCTTGTTGTTACCAATTGTGGTAATACTTCTTCAATTTCTTGTGCGATAACTCCCACATCATTTCCTTCGAAACCATGAATATCTTTCAATTCTGCTTTCCAATCGTAAGTGTTACCACTAATCTTTCTGATTTTTTCGATTGCGTTTGGAATTGGAGTGATATTTTCTTTGAAGTTTCTATCTGAAGTTGAGAATGCTACGATATCACCTGCTGCATCAATTCTACCACTTGTACCACTTGCTGCCATACCAATACCTAATGAACCAAATCTTACGTTTGAAGTTGTTGATAAACTTGCAGTAAATGTATTAATATTACTTACCGAAGTGTTCAATGAACCTGTTGTAGTATTTAAGTTAGATACTGAAGTATTAACTGAAGCTGACCATATTTCTAAGTTATTGGTATCAACTATCAAACTTGCAGTTGTAGAATTTAAATTGGTTATTGAAGTATTTACACTTGCAGATGTTGTTTCTAAATTAGATAATCTAGTAGCATTTGAACCAGTCAAAGTTGCTAAAGTAGAAAATCTTCCTTCTACTGAACCCGTATAAGTTCCCAATGTAGTAAATCTTCCATCATAGGATGCTGTTAAAGTTGCCAATGTGGCATCTTTACCCAATTGAGAAGAACTAAATGAATTTAAATTACTTACTGAAGTGTTTAAACTTGCAGTTGTTAATTCTAAATTAGATAATTCAATTTTTGCAGATGCAGACCATGCATTTAATTCATTTACAGATTGTGTTCCTGCATTTAATGATGTTGCAGTAAGAGTACCTACTTGTGTACCACTACCATCTACAAATTTGATTGAACCTGTTGAAATATAAAGGTCTCTCCAAATATTAGTTTCAGAACCTAAATCGTAATGGCTTGTTTGGCCAGGTATAATTGCATTGCCATCAAATCTAATATTATGAAAACCTGCACCAAAATCCGTTTCAGAACCACTATATGTAAATTCTATTTTATCTGCAGAGTCGTATATTTTAACCTTTCTAGTTGAAAAAGAATTATTGTTTGATATAGTTAAATCATCTGTGTTATCGGAAATAATTCCCCATTGTGCTGCAGATGCTCTAGATAAAAATATTCCACCACCATAAGTTCCTGCCGTATTACCATTAATTGTCAATGCATTAGGATAATTAGTCACAGCTTGAACACTACCAGTAGTTCCGATGATTAATCCATTTGTTATTCTTGTAGAACCAGATACAACGAATGAACCACTAACTCTTAAGCCATTTGGAAAATTTTGAGAACCATCCGCATTAGTAGATAGTGTCGATACAACTGCACCATTTGCTACTACTTTAATTGAACCAGTTGAAATATAAAGGTCTCTCCAACTTTTTGTTTCAGAACCTAAATCAAATGTATTATCTGTTTGTGGTATAAGAGATGAACTTAAAGATGCAACTACATTAACAGTATCAGATGTTGCATCACCAATTGTAAGTTTACCACCTACTGTCACATTACCTGCAATATTTGCATTTCCGGTAATGTCTAATCCAGAACCTGAAATTGCACCGAAATTACCGGTACTTCCTGTTCCTGATGTTGATAATACGATATCTCCAGATTGTCCACCGACAACTAAAGTTCCTAATGTTGTGTTTACATACGGTTCTCCGAATGCTAACGAACCAGATTGTTGTGCGGTTGTCCCACGTCTAAATTTAAGTGCCATTTAGTTTACCTTTTTTTTAGTCCGATTAATAAATTTACTCCTATAAATATCTATTTATTTTCCAATTCTTTAATTTTAGCAGATAATTCTTTTATCGCTTCAATTAATACAGGTACTAATTTCACATAATCAACTGCTAAATATCCCGTTTCTCTTTCAGTTACCACTTCAGGCAATACTGATTGAACTTCTTGTGCTATTACTCCTAAATCATGTCCTTTGTGAGAATGTATTGTTTCAAATCCTTCTTTCCAATCATAGTTGTAACCACCCATTTGATTAATTTTATCTACTGCATTTTCAATTGGAGTGATGTTTTCTTTTAATCTTTCATCGGATGAATAGAATGCTACGATATCACCAGTTGCTCTGATTTCACCACTTACACCACTTGCGGCTGTTCCAATTCCTAATGAAGCAAATTGTGGGGTTGCCGATGTATGAATATTTTGTGGTGTTGATAAGGTTACAGCTGCATTATTTAATCCAGAACCAGCAACTGTTATTTGGTTTGTTGTACCTGTAATTGTTGCAACATAGTTACCAATTTGAGCACTACCACTAAATAATGTATGACTTGAAGATGCTTTTTCTTCAAATACGGATGTTAATTGAGCCGAACCCGATAATACTCCGTCCGCATTTAATTTATTCTTAATAGTTGTGTTAATAGATGATGAGAATGAATTTAAACTTGATGTTGTAGATTCTATATTACTCAATTCTACTTTTGCGGATGCTGTCCAACTTTGTAATGATGCAGTTGCTACATTTAAATTTGCAATTGATGTTACTAAACTTCCCGTTGAAACACTTGCAGTAAATGCATTTAAATTTGTTATAGAAGTATTAACACTTGCAGATGTTATTTGTAATGATGCAGTTGCTCCATTTAAATTGCTTACAGATGTTAATAAACTAGCTGATGTTAATTCTAAATTATTTAAACGAATATTTGGACTCGTTCCTCCACCAATACCTGCAACGGTTTCCAAATAATCAATTCTACCTTCATGGTCAGATGCTGTCCAATACAATTCTACAATACTATTTGTTGCAGATGCACTAAATTTATTTAAATACCAAACTGAACTTGAAACTGCAGATGCGGATGTTATTAATGAACCACTTACTACTCCAATTTCAGTCAATCTTGTACTAACCGATGCTGTATAAATTGCTAAATTGCTATTTTGTGTAGATTGTGATGCACTCACTTCATACAAATTCCAAACTGAACTTGAAACTGCGGATGCAGATGTTATTAATGAACCGGTCACTACGGCAATTTCAGTTAATCTTGTATTTACTGAACTTGTATATGTTTGTAAATCGTTAAATTTCGTATTAACGGATGTTGTATATGTTTGTAAGTTATCCCACTTTACATCGGTTGATGCTGTATAACTTTTTACACTTGCAGTAAATTGATTTAAACTTGCAGTTGTTTGATAAATCGAAGTTAGAGAAGATGTTACACTTGCACTAAATTGATTTAAACTTCCTGTTGTTTGATAAATCTTTTCTAATGAGGATGTTACACTTGCACTAAAATGATTTAAATTTGCAACCAAAGTATCTACACTTCCAGATTTTGTTTCTAATTCAACCAATCTACTATTTACCGATGTTGAATATGCCGTTACATTTCCTATGCCACTTAAAGTAGATGCACTTAAAGCATTTGCGTAAAAATCTGCGTATCTATATGATGCATGTGATAAATCTATATTACCACTTGGTTCTGGAGTATATCCTTTAAATACTCTCCATACACCATCTGCAGAATCTCTATAAATACCTGTGTGCGCATATGTACCATCATTGTAATTACCGATAATACCTAAATCAACATTTGTATTTGATGAAGTTGAGTTTAGATAAATCATGTTATCTGCAACCTCTAAATTTATTGAGTTAATTACGGATTGAGTACCATATACAACGATATCACCTAAGAATGAAACTGTCGAACCTGTTAATTCAATTGCGTTTTTTAAGGATGCCGTATATGAATGTATATTTGCTATTGATACATTGTGACTTGCAGAAGTTAATTCTAAATTATATAATTCAACTTTTGCAGATGCTGTCCAACTTAAAAGTGAAGAAGTTACTTGTCCTAAAGTTGTTAATTGTGTATCTACTGATGCTGATTTTGATTCTAATGCATCAATTCTACCATCCAAACTCGAACTAAATGCGGACACAAATTCGTGAACTGCGTATTGAGTTGGAACGGTATCTTCACCATATAATCCTTGTGAGTTAAGTAAAGTTGTATTATTACTAACTTCTTGTAAAACTACCCCAACAGCTGCCCCATTTCTTTTAAATGGACCAATTGCATTAAGACCTGATAAATTGAATGAATTGGCATTGATAGTTACTTCACCGGTTAATTGATTTACTGCGAAGAAATCACCAATTTTTAAATTACCAATATTATCAACAGTAGAATAGAATACTCTACCAGGGTCTATTTCATTTATTTCTCTCGTTCTAATTGGAACACCGCCATATTTTGGAAGTGCGTTATATGTTACACCACTACCTACATATTCCATTACCAATCCACCTGTTGAGATGTTTGATAATTGGTGAAAGTTTATTATATCTCCGCTTGTTATTGATGGTGGTGCTGGGTAAGTTGTAACCCTTCTTCTATTCGGCTGCCCACTTACTTCAGCAACATCTGTTACTAAATAGTCAACCCCATTTAAAATCATATTAGAAGAAATATCAATACCTCTACTACCACTTTCCAATGCCATTAAAATTTCACTAACACCACTAATTAATGCTTTGTTATTTACAGTCGTTGCTTGAATTGCTCCAGCACCTGTTGGTGTATCAATTGTTACCGATGGTTGTGATGTATATCCACTACCAGAAGTCAATAATACGATTTCATCAATTGAACCATTTGCATTTACAGTTGCTTCTGCAGTTGCTTGAACACTTGCACCACCACCTGTAATTGTTACACCTGCTACTGAGCCCGTGTAACCCGCTCCATTTTCATCAATTACGAAACCACTTACTGTCGAAGTTTTTGTTTCTAATGATGAACCGGTATTATATGTTTGAGGAAAATAAGTTTTAGATACTAAACCATACTTACCAAAGTCAATTACTGAATTTGAAATATTTGCAAAACCACCATTTGCTGTTTTGAAACCATAGGTACAGAATGTAGTAAAACAAGATACAAATTGTGCATACCCTTTATTGATTACTAAGTGACCAGGTCCACCCTGATTAACTTGTGTAAATGCATCTGCTACAAATGATTCTAATGGTGATGTTGGGGCAACTAAGTTACCATCTATTCTAATACCACCACCGGCCCCTTGCTCATCTATATTATAAGTTGCTTCATCGTAAGGTAAAGTTTGTAAAACTTTTACTCCAGATGTGTTAAATGGTCCTGTAATTGAAGAACAGTTTTGTACATATGGTGATGTTGTAATTATTGGTCTTTGTCCCAATGGAGCTGGGATTGAAATGTGTGGTTTTTCATTTGCACCATAATTTGTTCCACCATTTACTACATTTATTTGAGTAATAACTCCACCTACTACATCTGCTGTTGCTGTTGCTATACTACCACTTGCATCCGGTCCTTCTATAATAATTCCTAAGTCCTGATTTGCACCATCCACATACCCACTTAACGAATGTACTACATTTATAGAACTAATACTGCCACCACTTATATCTACGGTTGCAGTGGAAGATGGAAATGAAAAACAGAATGCAGGATGCTTTAAATCTAAAAATCTCAAACCATAAAAATAGTTTGAATCATGAACGTGGAAGAAATCTTTTGTAGGATTTGCTGCCGTTAATCTAACCGTTCTTAATGTATCACCTACAATTGCAACTCCAGGAGGAACTGCTATTGGGTTTTGTTCTGTATAATTACCACTACCTACAAAGATAGTGTATCTCTTAATGTTTCCAGGAGTTGCTGAACCCAACGATTCAACGGCTGCTTTAATTGTTTTAAATGGTCTGGATGGTTCGTTACCATTATTTGTATCACTACCACTTGGAGAAACATACAATCTAAAAGAACCACTCATAGCATTATCATACAAAGATGATGATGCCTCTACTCTATCTAATCTATTATCTACCGATTCGGAAAATTCGTTTATATTACCAATACCCGCAATTGAGCCAGAAATAAAAGATGATGATATTGTTTCTACATATAAATCTTTATACCAATTTGTATTACTACCTAAATCAAATAATTTAGAACCACTTGGTATCAAAGAAGAACTTAAACTTGCTACGATATTAAGAGTATCTCCGGTTTCATTACCTACTGTAATTTTACCATCAATTTTTACATTGTTTGAAAAATATGCATTGGATGCTGTAATATCACCTGATAAATTAAGTGAACCCGTATTTAATTCATCCATTTTTGCTAAAGTGATTTCTCTTTCACCTACGGCGTATTGTAATGAATCAGGTCCTTTATTTACATATAATTCACCATCAACCAATGATACTGAACCCGAACCTCTTCTTAATTGAAATATAGCTGCCATTTAATACTTTTATGTTTCTTATAAATATGTTATTTAATTAAAATCTAAATCTACTATTTCTGCAACTGCACATGCTACAAATAATTCTGCAAATGAACGTGCTGGTATGTTATTTCCATCCACATCATTTAATTGTGCAGTCGATATATCTACCGATAAATTTGTCAATCCACTACCGTTACCTACAAATGAAGTTGCTGTTACACTTCCCGTCACCTCTACCGAACCCGTAAAACTATGTATATCATCTGATGTATTACCAAATTTAGAGCTACCACTTTCGAAAAGGATAGATGATGATATTACATTGATGTTGAATTGTCTTGCATTGATTGCTCCTAATACCGTTAAATCAGAAGTGATACCCAACGAACCACTTATCACCGAAATACCATGATTAACCGTTAGAGTATCATTAACTTGTAGAGAACCAAACGAACCAGTTAAAGTTGCTCTTATCGAACCTGTAATATTTTGTGCTCCACTAAATTCGTTTGAATATATTGTTGCTAATGAACTTGTATATGCATCAATAGATGCTGTATATAAGTTTAGTGGATTTAATATTGAGATGATTTGGGATGAACCTGAAACAACACCATTTGTTGCTTCTATACTACCTATTACTTTTCCAAACGAACCTGTTCCTAATAATGTGATTGAACCGGTTGTTACTGCATTTGTTGTTACAATTCCCTCAATGGATTCAACAGAACCTGACTTTTTAAAGAATATTTTACCGTCATAGGTATTTATAGCTATCTCACCCAATGCAAGAGAGCCTGTATCTGGTACTTTTCCTGATAACGCAGAACGTTTCAGTTGGACTGTTGATGCCATATTTATGGACTGCTTTTTAAAGGTTATATAACAACAATGTAGTATATACTACGGACATAAATATGTTTATAAAATAAAAAACCCTTCCGAAGAAGGGT